TGTACACAAAAGAGAACTTCATTTGCCACAACAGCGGGAACACCGTTCGGATTCATATCGTTGACATTATCCTCTGTGAGTTCAAGGGTCATTTCGTTCGGATCTTCACCGCTCATATAAACGGTGACTGTGTGACCGTAGAGATCTTCCGCTGTCAGAATCTGATCGGACATCTTCACAAGATATGTCCCGGTATCGAGCATGATGGTATCTCGTCCGGTCATATCTCCGTCAAAAGTGGTGTCGGCTTCCACGGTTTCTGTCCAGTGGGTACGATTGAGAACATGACCGGGTTCCGTTTTGGCGGCATTCCAGTCACTGACGGAAACCGGCTCCGGCGGATGGTCTGCCAGATACAGCAGTTTCTCATATTTCTGCTCAAGCTGTGCCCAGACGGGAAGGGTGGGATCTGTGCTGGTATCTCCTGAAGGATCGGCGGCTTTTTGTACCATCCCGAGCGGAATCCATATTGTCGGTACAGCAATTTCATTTTCCACATCCACGCCATAGATACCGAAGAAAAGCATGAAACCGGGATGCGCGACAGTTTCAACTGGTATTGTCACCTCCGAGCCGATATCGACCACATCCTTGGTAACGCACCCCTGAAACACAGCCGTTTTCGTGAGTCCGTCCCATGTGCTGTCTGCATACTCAATTTCAACCTTGCCGCCGATGAGTCCTCTCGGAATCTTCTGCTTTGAGACAATCCGCAGGGAGGTTTTGTTTACGATTACTTTTGCGATTACCATTGTTGCCTCCATCAGTTATTTCCTTGTCTTGCACAGAGCAGACGTTCCATAATATCGTCCTGCGGATTTTCGCCGCCGTATTCACCGGAGCAGTTCTCCTTGACGATCTGGAATATTTCCGACCACAGCCGGTTCGCCTGCGTCATGTAGGTGTTCGCAATTGCCACATAAGGTGACTGGATCGCCGCACCTGTGGTCGGGTGCTTGGCGAGAAAACCGAGTTCACTTGTGATCGTTTCACACTGAATCCATCGCGCACTTGCCATCGCATACCGTTCAATCAACTGCGGCGAGACGATGGCGGCACATTTGCGTTCGGCAAGCCATAGCCACACGTTTTCGTAAATCTCGGCGGCACAGAGCGTTGAGCCGTCCTTCTGCTTGGCGGAAAGATAATCTGAAGGCTTCGGCATGACCTGACCTTCCAGATTTGCCGCGCTGTCATTAAACTCAATGACTGTCAGCGGTCGTTTACCTGGGTTACCGTCCAGAATCTTGTCGGACAGCGGCTTTTTCGGTCTGCCGCCGGAGCCGGGTTTCGGACCCCTCTGTCCCATCTTTCTCACCTCACTTTCCACGGGGGCTATTCCCCCTAAAACTTTTGCGAATTTGCACACGCGACCCCACGCCCGTTGCACATCATAAAAGCTGCAGAGATTTTGATCCCCCTACTGGGTGTTCAAGTGTATATATTTTTTATTGAGATTTCGTTATTTATGATTGTGCCATCGGTCACCGCGCTCGGCATGGAGTCTTGCGTGACAGGATTTACACAGTGCAATGAGGTTCTCCTCGCTGTGCGTACCGCCTTCGGACAGCGGAATCTTGTGGTGTATCTCTTCGGTCGGGATCGGCTGGCCGTTCTTCTGACACAACTCACACAGCGGATGAGCCGCAGCGTAGCGATCACGGATACGTTTCCACGCTCTGCCGTACCGTCTGCGGACAGCAGGATCACGTTCGTATTTTTCGTAGCGTTTTGCTTCTTCCTTGGCGTGTTCCCCGCAGAACCGTCTGTCGGTCAGCTTGGGACAGCCCGGGTGGGAGCAGGGACGCTTGGGTTTCTTGGGCATTGGTTCTCCTTCTGGAATGACAAAAGCCACCGCAGGATTTGCTCCCGTGATGGCTTTCGTTTCAGTTTTTCATGATACTATTATACCACAGATCAACCTCTCATTCCATAACATTTCCTATCATCTTGAAGCCGGCGGCGTGATTTCATTGAGCGCTCTGTCACGGAGACGATAGATATGCTGAATGCTGTAGTTCATATCAACCGCAATCTGCTCCCACGATTTGAAACAGAGATACCGGAGTTCAAGGATTGTCTGATACTCGGGATCGGTCACCGCTTTGATCACCGACACCATCTCCCGCTTCAGATCCACGAGGTTGTCGATGTCGCGGTTGATCTCGTTTTCCATCTCAATGATCTTCACGATGATGTCTTCCATGCGATGTACGTTTCTCGTGCCGCTGGGGGGTGTATCACTGAGTGTCGATGTTGCCTTTGTTGCGAGAGTGCGCAGGGACATGACCTGCTCCAGTTTGGAGTTGATTCGCTGATCGAGACGGTACGCCTGACCGAGATATTCTTTTACTGTCATTTTGTTACCTCCAAGTTCGCTTTGACCGCATCAATGAGTGCGGATTGTGTTTGGTCTTTAATCTGTAATGCTTTTATGATGTTTTCGTCAATGGTATCCTTGCAGATGATGTGCTGTACCACCACGGTTTCGGAGGATTGTCCCTGTCTCCAGAGACGGGCGTTTGTCTGCTGATATAATTCCAGACTCCATGTCAGACCGAACCAGATCAGAGTCGAACCGCCGGACTGCAGATTCAGACCGTGACCGGCAGATGCCGGATGAATCAGACCGACTGGGATCCTGCCTTCGTTCCATCGTTCAATACTGTCCGATGTATCCAGTTTGGCAAACGGAATATGCATATTACGGAGTCGTTCTGTGATCCGGTTCAGATCATGTTTGAACCAGTAAGCAACCAGCACCGGCTTACCGTTTGCGGATTCGATCAGATCTTCCAGTGCATCCAGTTTGCGGCTATGCACAGGTCGTATTGTTCCGTCATCGTCGTAGATTGCACCGTTTGCCATCTGGCATAGCTTGTTGGAGAGGGAAGCTGCATTTGCCGCCGTGATCTCGCTCTCAGCAAGGGTGAGTACCAGCTCTTTTTTCAGTTTGTCGTAGTCCTGTCTTTCACTTTCGGAAAGGGTTACCGTGTATTCCGTACTGATCAGTTCCGGCATGTGAAGATGATCCGTGGATTTCATGGATATGGTGATGTCGGAAATCTGTCTGTAGATCGCTTCTTCCGCATACGGCAGAGGCTTGTAGCTGAAGATTACCTGACCGTTCCGTTTGTCCGGCTGGAAATAGGTATTCCGGTATTGGGTAATGAATCTGCCGAGACGTTCGCCCATGTCCAACAGGCGAAACTCCGACCATAGATCCATCAGTCCTCCGGAAGCGGGAGTGCCGGTCAGACCGACAATCCGCTTGATTTTCGGACGTACTTTCATCAACGCCCGGAAGCGTTTTGTCTGATGATTCTTGAAGGAAGACAGCTCGTCAATGACCACCATATCGTATCGGAACGGCAGTCCGCTCTCCAGAAGCCACGGGACATTTTCACGGTTGATGACCGTAATATCCGCATCACAGAGGATTGCAGCTTTCCGCTCCCTCTCGGTACCGACTGCCGCCGATATGGTCAGATGCCGCAGATGATCCCATTTTCCGCATTCTGTTGGCCATGTGTCTCTTGCTACCCGGAGGGGGGCGATCACCAGAACTTTATGTACCTCAAAGCTGTCAAACAGCAAATCCGCAACAGCTGTCAGCGTGATACTGGTTTTGCCAAGTCCCATGTCCAGAAATACGGCACAGAGCGGATGACTGCAGATGTATTCGGCGGCATATTTCTGGTATTCATGGGGAACGTATTTCATCAAGAATTCCTCCGATCTGCCTTTCATCGTCCAATACAAACACCCTGAAACCCAGCCGTTTCAGAAGCCGGATTCTGGATGTCTGAATGGGTCTCGGCTTTTCACCCGGTGCTTTGACCTCCACGAAGCCGAATCTTCCACCCGGTAAAAGAATCAGTCGGTCAGGCATACCCGCAAAGCCGGAAGAAGTAAATTTCGGTGCGATCCCACCCAGTTTCCGTACGGCAGTTACCAGTTTTCGTTCAATGCTTGTTTCTCTCATGTTGTTCCATCCTGTAAAAAGTGGAGGTAGACCTCGGTACAGGTCATTTTCAAAACTTTTCTTGGAGTGTATTTTGATAGGCCTATGAAACTTTTTGTAAATGACCTTATACGAGGTCTACCCCGGTGTGTCAGTTCAGAAAATCTTCAAAATCTCCGTCATCGGTTTTCAGCCGGAGACCCGCAAAATAGCGTTTTCCTTTGGCTGTAATCCGTTTATGGCCTGCATTTTCCATAGCAGTATAGAAATCCGTCGTACTGCGGATATATTCACTGCTCTCAATACAGTAATTCCGGTAAGCTTGATAAAGCGAACTGGAGCTTTCCCGGTAAGCGGGATCCAGTTCACACTTGTCCTCGAGATACTGACCAAACCAGTCGTTCTGGCTGCGGTATTCATCAATTGCATTCCGTACACATTCCGGAATATCGATCCGGTAATCCAGATCAATTACCTTTTTGGCACCTTCGATAATCCACGAAAGCACACTGCCGCCTGCATTCTGGAAGAGATACTCTGCGTAATTCTTGATGTCACTTTTGCCTTCGATTTTCGCATTGAAGGGAATGACAATCAGTCTTCGCCAGATCCCGTCATCGGATGCACTGACCTTCGGAAGGTGGTTAGTGTACAGAACCAGGGTGTGACATGGTTTGAAGCTGAACGGGTCTTTGTATTTCTTTTCGGCGAACACATCATCGGTGGAGCAAAGCTGTTTGACCGTGGAGTCGTTGAGCCGGGAGCCTTCCTGCAATTCTGCCGCAATCAGCAGACGCTTGCCTTTGACTTCCGCCATCTCCGGCTTGATGTTTCGTCTGCATCCGACAGTCAGAGTATCTGCGGAAATGTTGCCGCTGTACAGACCGAGCACACGGGATACCACATTCCAGAAGGTGGATTTACCGTTCCGCCCGAACCCGTAAGCAATGATCAGGGCTTCCACATAGACTTTACCGATTACGGCGAGACCGCAGATTTTCTGTACATAGTCGATCAGTTCTCGGTCTCCACAGAAGATACGGTCAAGACAATCTAGCCACAGTTTTTCGCCTTTGCGGTCGGGAGAAACCGCCGTAATTTTCGTTATAAAATCATCGGGCGAGTGATCTCTTGCACCGGCGTGACCTTTTCTCAGATCATATGTAGCATCCGGCGTACACAGCAGAAACGGATCACTGTCCAGATCACGGGGAGCAATTTCCAGCATAGGTCGTGCTTCCTTCAGTGCAGCAGTGATTTTCTTGGAATCCCGGCGCCCGAGAACAAAGTTCTGATAATTCTGAGCGGCAACGCAGGCACGGTATGCTTCCAGCTGATCGTCACTCATGATACTTTCCGCTTTCTGCTTCGAAGTATTATTGAGAATTTCCTGACCACCGGACTCTACCAGTTTTTGATACGCATCCATGAAATCCGCCGTAGCTTCTTCAAGCTGTCTGCGGGTTAGTTCGTGTGCGACAGCCTGCGCTCCGGGTTCGCTTTCCTGCCAGTAGTGCTCGATATAGCGGATGTATCCGGTAGCCGGGGAATACCGCAGTTCATTGGCAAAATGGTGGGACAGAATTTCCGCCTGACCGACATCGGTGTAGTCGGAAGGTTTGTATGATTCCCCCCATACATCGGGCGGAACATAACCGGACTGCTGCTGAACCTTTGCATAGAACTTCTGCGCACTGTGCCAGATGGAATTCAGTTCATCTTCAGGAAGCGGAGGAACGCATTTGTCCGCCTTTTCCAGAAAACACATGTAGGCACGTTCACTGTCTCCGTATTTCTTGATAATCTGTCCGGCAAACCGGGATAATGTCGCATTGCGGCTGCCTTCCGGTATGATTTCACGGGTACAGCGATCCCCGAAATTGTTTTCAAAAGCGAGTTCATCCAGATACTGCGTCAGAGTGATACTGCCTTCGTACACTTCGACTTCCGGCAATGAAGTGCCGAAGAAGAACCGTGCGGCATCCAGTGCTTTGGTATCGAAATACGGAAAAAGTTCGTTCACCTTTTTCTTCATATTGCTGTAGACCGCCGCATCCGTAACCGGATCAATGGAAAACAGCACATGGAATTTCGGTCTTGCCGCTTTTCCGTTCTTTTCCTTCATGTGGGAACGGCTGTAATGTACGACGAAAGAAACAGCGGGGAAGGCGTCCCTGATATCATCGGGTGTCACCCAGTCTTCGGGATTATCGCTGTGATCGTTGTCGCAGTCAACCGGAAGACAGTCTGCACCGAGAAAATTTTCGCCGCTGCGGTAATGGTTACGGTATTCCGCACATACATAATCGTGTGCTGTGGCTTTGCGGAGAGAATCTTCGTCCGTCACAGTGATTCTGTGAGGATAAGAACAGTTGCCGGGATTACCGAGGGAATCGGCGTAATAAAGAGTGAAATTCATTCCGTCACCTCCTGACATTCTTCATTGAAATAGCGAACCGGAATGTTCTTTCTGCATGCACGGGAGATTTCTTCCTGCATTCCCGGGGAGATGTATTTGCCGAAGACCCACACCTCGGCACACTTGCTCATCAGTGCGGAGCCGAAGAACATTCCCAGTGCACGTTCTTTCGGGTTGTTGTCATCCATAAACTGCGGATACAGAAGATGCACTGCGAGAGGGATGTGTCCGGTATCCACCGCAAACCGGCAGTATTTCCGTGCCGCGGCAACATTACCTTCAACATCACCGGCATAGGGCGAGCAGATATACACGATCGGACGGAAAGTAAATCTCTGTTCTCCGAAAATATTGGAAAGTGCTTCGTAGGGAGTCGGATCGTAATATCCTTCGCTATTGAACTTTTCTGAACGCATAAGCGCCTCCTTTCTCGATGGACATATCCGCCATCTGCAGTACACTGGAGGTCAGACGGCGGAATGGTCCGGTTTTTATCAATCTTTTTTATAAAATTCCGTTTCGTAACCGGCGGCACGGAGCTGTAATCCCTTGGCCCAGGTCGGTGTCTGAGCCATCTGCTCACAGATCTCATCAAGGGACATACTCTGCTCTGCCTCGATCACCAGTTCGTCATGGATATGCATGACAATGGAGCAGTCTCTGAGTGTCTTCATGGCATAGCAAAGTATATCTCTTGCAATGGCCTGAACAATATTCTCGACCAGCTTCGGCCCATAGGTGTTCAGTCGTTCCCATTTCTTTGTACTGCCGATTCCTTCGTAGGTGATGCAGTCGGTACTGTAATCGTTTGTTCCGATCTGCGGTTTCACATAGGCAAGTTCTCTGCCGGAGGGAAGACGGATGAACAGCATTCCGCTCCTGCGTGTAAAGCGGATCCCATGTGTTTCTGTTGTGGTTCTGAATCTGACAGCATCCTTGGCAGCCGCATCGACATCCCACCAGAGTTTTGTGATATTGGGACTCGCCTGTCTCCAGGCATCGACGATCAGAGGCAGTTCCTCTTCTGTGAGTCCTTTTTCAAGAGCACCCATGGCTTTCAGGGCATTCACAGACCCGCCGTAACCGAGGGCAAGCTCCGCAACCTTTCCTTTCTGGCGCAGATGCCCGTTGATTCCGTGGGGTTCTACAGGAACTTTGAACATCTGGCTGGCCGAAGCACAGTAAATATCACCGCCGTCGGCAAACACCTTCTGTCTCCATTCTTCTCTGGCAAGCCATGCAATCACGCGGGCTTCGATAGCGGAGAAGTCGGAAACGATGAACTTCCTGCCTTCCTTCGGGACAAATGCCGTACGGATCAGCTGGGATAACGTATCCGGGATATCGTCGTACAGCATGGCAAGAGCGTCATAGTTTTTGGTCCATACGAGAAATCTTGTGTCCGCCAGTTCTTTCAAATGATTCTGCGGGAGATTCTGCATCTGAATGAGCCGGCCTGCCCAACGTCCGGTACGGTTTGCTCCGTAAAACTGGAACATTCCCCGTGCCCGACCGTCATCACAAACTGCGGTTTCCATTGCCTGATATTTCTTCACCGAGGATTTTGCAAGCTGCTGTCTGAGCGAAAGAACATCGCCGAGTTCCGGGCTTGCTGTTTTCATCAGTTCCGTAACCGTTTTCTTGCCGAGTGTGTCAGTTTTCATCCCTTCGTCTGCCAGCCACGATTTCATCTGTACAACAGAATTAGGATTCTCGAGTCCGGTCAAAGCCTTCAGATTTTCAGTCAGTTCCGTACGGGAATAATCGTCCAATGCAATCGCTGAACGCACAAGTTCCATATCCAGTCCCACACCTCGGTCGTTGATTTCCTGATCGATCCGGTATTCTTCCCATACAAAATCCGGCACCGGAAATTTCGACAGCTTTTCCTGAATCGCCATTTCTGTTTCCACGTCACGGATGTTGTACTTCCTGAACGCATCCCATTTGTCCGGTGCGTGATGCGGCAGATTTCTGGTACGCTGTCCGTTTGCTTTGGTGGGAATACACGGCTTGCAGAAATAGCGGATCAGGTCTTTTCCTTCGGTGAGTTTCTGCTTGTCCAGTTCAAGAACACTTCCCACGTTTTCCAGAGAAAGCGGCAATCCCAGTGTTGCGGCCCAGACCATGGAACATCGCCACGATGCGGGACTCAGATAACTGCCGGTAGGATAGCCGAGATGCCGTGAGAGACAAACCCTCTCAAAGGAAGCGTGAAATGCCCACTTGATGATGGAATCATCTTCAAGTGCCGCAATAATTTCATCCGGAATTCTCTCGCCGCATGCCAGATCAACAATCCATACAGGTCCACTGTCGACACTGTATGCGAACAGAAGAACGGCAAACTCAGGTGCTTCCACATAGCGGTAAACACCGGTTTTCTTCAGATCATGACTGCTGTAGGTTTCAATATCAATGCTGAGTGTTTTCATAAATCCTCCTGTTCACCCGAAAAGGGCAGCAGATTGCTCCACTGCCCACGGGCTCGTTATTCTCAGCCAAGGAATTCCTCATCGCCGTCATCTGCGAAATCTGCTTCCGCACTGGCCTTGCCGCCGAGCGGTTCACCGGCACGGATCAGCTGAAGATTGTTCAGACTGCATGCGATACCCTTGCTGCCGCCGGCATTGAATGCGTAAAAACTGATGCTTGCACGGCCATACACGCCGGAATAGACTTCGGAATGATCAAGGATTGCATTGCAGTTGGCATCAACGATGCCCGGCTTGTCAGAAGATTTGGCGTTCAGGTAATAGCAGTTGGCATAGACAGGATCATCGGGACGTTTTACATCACCATCATGGAGCGGAGAAAGGATGGCAGAAAGCGCGGGGACGGATTTGCCGTTGCCCTTGAGTTTTGCCTGACCGTCGTTGTACGCGGCATTGATCGCTTCGTTGATCTTGGCAATGGTTCTGATGTCGGACTTCTTGATGATCAGATTGACGGAATACTTGGGAGCGCTTCCGTTGATGGATTTGGGTTCCCATACATTTACGTAGGACCAACGGGTGTCGGGACCGGTGATCACTTTAGTCGGATTCTTAGTGATTGCAGACATTTACATTTCCTCCATAAAATCATGTTTTGCATTGTTGATTGCCGGACGTTTGTCGCTCTCCGGTACGAGCGTGGGTTTACCTGCAGGTTTCTCAATGAACCCGGACAGCAGTTCTTCAAATCGGGACTTGCCAAGGTGCTTCTGCATGGCTGTAATGCCGAGGATTTTCTTTTCGTAGGGATCGAATCCGGCGTTTGTCACCGCTTCTGCAGCAGCTGCTTCATCGGTGTACCTGCGAATCGATCGTCCCTCAACCAGTTTCCAGCCATGCCACACCTTACCACCAAGTGCCTTGCGAAGAGCGTATTCCTTCAGATCGGCTGCCCAGTCCAGAAGGCTGTCAAGACTGCCGAGAAGATTCTCGATTTCTTCGTCCTTCAACATGGGCGGGAGTCTGAATTCGTGCTTTGCCAGATCGAGATTGGCATCCGCTCTTGCACGGCAGTGTACCTTGGCTTTGCAGAAGACACACCAGCTTCCGCATCGGAATTCACCTTCACCGGCATAAGCCAGTTCTGCGGTGGGATGAAGAACCTCATCCGCCCAGCGGTACAACTCTGCCTTGGGGATTTCGTATGTACTGATGTTGTCACGGCGCGGTTGGAAAATCGTCATGCTGACCGTTTCAATATCGTACAGCGCATCGAACAGTTCCAGCGCACCGAGTGCATAGCACATCATCTGCGGATTTTCTATCGCAGAGACCTCAATTCCCCGACCGTGCTTGTAGTCGATGATTTTCAGTGTCCCGTCTGCGATCAGGATGCAGTCCGCTGTGCCGAATCCGTGAGGCACCCATCGCGAGAAGTTCACATGCTGTTCGATGAGAATCTCCGGATCCGGACAGGTTTCCTTCGCTGCTGAAAGCTGTTCCAGAACGTATTCCGCATAACCTGCCGCACAATCTTCCATTTCTTCGGAGCAGAATCTCATGTTCCCGTTGGGATCGTCAGCGGGGAAGCCGAGAGCTTCTTTCAGACGGAATTCGCAGAGAGCGTGGGCTTCGGTTCCTTCAGCGGCATGATCGCTGGATGTACTCTCCTCAAGGCTTGCGTTGAGCCGTGCGGAAGGAGGGCAGTGGAGCCAGCGGTCGGCAGAGGAAGCGGAAAGAATGGCGTGTCCTTTAGGTGGCATGGATCATTTCCTCCGCATCGTGGAGCAATGCCCTGTACTGCCTGGGATCAACAGCGGAGAGCTTATCCGCTCCGTATTTCTTCAGCAGCTCACGGATCTGATCGGTGTACCCCTTGCGGGACATTCCTGCCAGCACTGCACGTACTTCTTCGAATTTCGGCTGGGGTTCGGCAGGGGAGGCGGTTTCGTCTTTTCCGAGCATCTCGGTGATGGTTTCAGCGGCGGATGTCAGAGAAGCGGCGCATCTGAGAAGCTCCTCTGCGATCACAGCCAGTTCGTTTGTTTTGTCCATTTGTTTTTCCTCCTTTGTCCTGAATTGCGTTGATGTTCTTTGCCATTCTGCCGGAAACAACACTGATAGCGGCAAGAAGCCCGATCAGCTCATCACGGTCAGCTGTGGTAATTGCGATATCGTTCATGGGTTTTCCTCCGTTCTGTGGATGTATCGGTATCCTGTCCACACACCACACTGGAGGTTCAGCAGCAAAGTGGTCCGCAGTTTTTCAGAATTTGAAAAATATTTTCGGGAAATCGAAGTTTTATTGTCCGTAGTGCATCGTTGACAAAAAGATGGATATAGGGTATAATGTAAGGAGAAAAAACAGGAGGATGCACCATGGAAAAACGTTCATATGAGATTCTCAGCGGAAATACTGTCACGGCTGTATGGCAGAACGATACTCTGACAGTCGTGAATTCCGATCTTCTCCCGCTGTATCTGCGCCGTGTTGCCAATGCCGATATGTGGCTGGAAACCCGCGCCATCGACTCCCATCGTGCCAACTCCCGTCTCCTCAAAAAAGCGCTCCGCCTTGCAGAAAAGGACGATGTCTCCACCGTTATTCATGTCAACGGTGCGACCATCACGGACAACTATTGGATTCGTCCCATCGGCTCGGACATGACATACGATGATGTCCGTTTCTCCGATGACTACTTCTCCAACCTCGCCCTGAAGGGAACCTACGACAGCTTCAACCGTGCCGCATCCAGCAAGCGTTCCAAAACGCCCGAACTGACCAATATTGGCAGCTTCGAGAAGTGCTGGAAACTGCGCGACGGAAAGTGGTGGATGTACAAGCGTGCCACCCACGATGAGATGTTCTCGGAACTGTTCGTGTATGAACTGGGAACCGCACTCGGCATGAACATGGCGAAGTACGAGCGCGGGGAAGGCTGTATCAAGTCCCTCGACTTTACTGACAGTGCGGCAGTCAATTTTGAACCGGCGTCCGCTTTCATGGGAGATAATGAAGAATACACCGATGTTGTTGACGCTCTGCTCCGTATCTGCCCGCAGGCAATCCCGGATTACATCCGCATGATCCTCCTCGACACAATCTGTGCCAACCCTGACCGTCACACCAACAATTTCGGTCTCCTGCGAAATCCTGCAACCGGTGATTTCATCGGATTCGCTCCAAACTTTGACAACAACATGTCACTGATTTCCCGTGGATACCCATCCAAGGCAAAAGCGAATGATGTGCTGGTGATACTGTTCAACGATCTGCTGGGCGAATATCCCGAATACCGCAGTGTGGTTCCCGAAGTGACGGAAGAACTTGTGCGTGAAACGATCGCCAAGGTTGGAATGCGTGTACGGATACAGGACTTGGTGGATATCATCATGAGCCGGTACGAACTGATTGCAAGATAAATACAGTAACACCTGGTCTTCGGATCGGGTGTTTTTACTTGTAGTCCTTCAGCCGTTCTGCAAGAATTTCCTTCACACGATCCCAGTGCCGCTTGAACGTGGAGCGTGCCATGTTCATCACATCTGCCGCCTGCCGTTCGGAGCAACCCTCCATAATCAGACGGCACATTTTCTTGCCTTCCGGATCGAGTTCTTCTAGTGCCTGAATAAGCTCTTCCAGCAGAGCGGCGTCTTCCACGATGGCTTCAATCAACGGCGCATCATCCGCCAGAGTCTCGTACAGCGTGATGCCTTCATCGTCGGAATTGCCCATTTCCATATCCAATGACAGCATATTTCCTGCTATGCGGAAGGAACATGTACAGCAGTCTCCGCAGCACAGATACCAGTTCTGCCCGGGACAGCTGCAGCGATTGTGATAATGCTCTTTCTTGAACGTGCGCCAGATCGGACGGTAATACTCGTAATAAACTTCTTCGGATACGGGTTCATAGATTCGCAGTTCGGGGACATAGATGAAATACTCGCTTCTTTTGTGCTTGTTTGCCATGATAGCTCCTTTCAGATCCGTGAATCCTCAAGGAGCCGTCACCATCATCCGACAGAACAGAAAAATGGCCAGACTGATGCCATAGTTATATCTACAGCATCCTTCTGGCCATCTAGCAGCTCTGAGGATTCAGTGTTCAGCATATTTACTTGTTTACTTTTTTTCTACAGGTGTTTCCTCGATCAGTCTGAAGCCGAAAGCGCCCAGTTTTACACGGTACAGAACGCCTTTAAGAATGATCGAAAGAGTGAAGGTGACAGGGTTCCATTTGAACAGCAATTTACCATTGCCGGTACGTACTTCGAGTTCCATAATTTCCTCCATGATTCTGGTTTTCATTCTTCCTGTTCGTTTTGCTCGGATGGAGAATTTCATAGAAGTTAGACATAGGTCCAAAAAGAGAAAAGAAAAAAGCCGGATGATATGGAAACAAAAATGTTTCACAAAATCATCCGGCTATTTGGTAGCTCAATATAAATGGCTCCGTTGCTCGGTATGAATTACAGTATTCAATTTTACATCCACGATCTTCAGAAGATTTTCATGGATTAACACTACATCAACAATATGGTTACAGTGATCGCATTTTGTGCGTACGACTGTAGAGGATGTATCGTCGATAATGTTTGAATCCAGAATACGTTTACCGCATACGGGACATCGATAAATGTAGGGGAATTGACTAATCTGTTTTTCCTTTTTCGGCATGTCTGACCTCCTTGAAATACAATCAACAGTTACTCTCAGAGGACCGGTATAGTGGAGATACCGAGGTACCGATTGTGGTTAGGGATTACGTTTCGTCAATGAACATATTTCCGTC